GTACGATATCTGCGGTAGCAAACGATTGTACTGGGTAGTTAACAATCTGTGTTGCATAGCTGATTCTTCCGTTAGACTTACGTTCTACGTTGGGCCAGAAGAACTGTCGTCCTGACGGCAGGGTGACTGTTCCGTCTTTGAGCACTCCTCGCTTGAGTATGTCGTGCCAGTTTGAGAGTCCTTCGTAGATGTTGAAGTATTCTTTGAAGTACTGTTGAACATGTGGAGCCTCCTGCGCCCCCTGACCGCCGTAGAGCGGCGCAAACGTATAAGCCTTCGCCTGTTGCCTTTCATTCTTAGTGATCTCCGTTATAGGCTTCTCATTAATGATGGCGGCAGTCTGCTTGTGTACATCCTTACCCGTCATGATGTCATCATATATTTGACCATCTTTAGACAGTTCACCTGCTACACGAAACTCTAGTCCACTGAAGTCAGCTTCCATAATCTCACCGCCTTCAAATCGAGAGACGACACATTCACGGATAGGGAACGTACCGCCTCGTGGCTGATTCTGGAAGTTAGGGTCTGATGAGGATAACCGGCCAGTCGCAGTAATGCACTGGTTAAAGGTAGTGTGCAGTATGCCGTCACTGCGTGTATTACGTCTCATACCACCACAGAAAGACGACAGGTAGACGTTTAGTGCATTCAGCCTACGCATACCTTGCAAGAACTCTACAGCGTCTGTGTAGCCCTTACGTTGAGCCTGACCGAGTAGAAACTGAAGTGTTGTTTTATCTGTAGAGAAGCCGGTGGCAGCCACATCACGCACAGTAGAAGGTACAAGCTTAAACCCTGCAACACGATCTGTAGGGCTGTAACATACTCCTGCACCATTACATATTGGACATTTTGTACGATTCTTGTACGGCTTACCATCCTTCTTGATCTTCTGCGTAGACCCGATGCCATTACAGGGTGTACACCGTTCAGCTTTTGTGCGATACACAAGACTGGCGTTATCTTTTACAGCCTTAGAAAACTCTTTGGGGGACATGCGAGGACGAGGTAAAGGCTTGCCTGCCTTGTTTAATCCAATGTTAAATACTTCACGCCACTTATCACGATCAGAAATTCTACGTGAGTAAATGACTTCCGACAATTGAAACGGGCTGTTCAAGTTGATTGGGGTATCTCCCATAACTGAACTTGCTAGCTCATACAGGCGAGTCTGTAGTTCATTGCGCTCAATGGTGAACTTATCTTCTACCTCATTCAGCTTGTCCATCTCAATATAGATGCCGTTACGTTCCATCTCTAGCAACACAAGTAGCATCTCATTCATCATGTCACGTACTTTACGCAAGCCGGTGAACTCAGGCTTACGGTAGTCGTGTAACTGTGATTCGTACACTTCAAGACATGAGGTTACGTCGGCACGTCCATACTCCTCTACAATGCTTGGGTCCATTGCTTCGTACCCAATGCCTTTCTTAAATGTCTGCTCCATCAGGTCAGACCGCTTCAGTGTCACCTTACGTCTCTTAGCAGTCTCTTCCAATGACAGCAATGTCTTTTGACCACGAGCCAGTATGTATTCCCCAATCATAGTGCAGTACACGTCACAGTCCACTTGGAATCCTGACTCAGTCAACCACAGCAGATCGTACTTGGCATTGTGGGCTACCAGTAAATCTGCTTCATGTATAGCTCCTTGTACAGCTTTATGACCTATACGTGAATCAACGTCCAAGTCATTATGCTTAAAGAAATAGTACTCTCCCTGTTCTTCACCGAGCCACTGAAACCCACAAGACACCAGATAGTTATCTGGATTGAACGGACTATTGTCTAATCCCTTCTCTGCCTTCTGGACTGTTGTTTCTACGTCTAGTGCTAGAACCTTCATCAGTCTACATACCTTGAAAGTTTAGGTTGAATCTCACAAATTACTGTGCCGTGCCATCCGGTAATCTTGTTCTTACCGACTGTCAAGTGGCGGGTGTAGTCTGGCTCATCATCAATACCTGATGTGTCATGCTTACCAATACCGATGATGATGTCTGCCTCAGCAAACTTACCTGTCTTACTACCCTCCATCTCTGATGGATTAAGTCGTGTGTTTCCTTCCGCATCCGCACTGGCCTGACTGATTGCAATGAGTGCCGTGTTGTGCCGTTTGGCAATCTCACGGGCTTGGGTGTAGATCTCTCGCAGTTTTTCATCGGTACGGCTAAAGTTACCAAAGACCTGTACCTTATCTAGCTGATCTACTACAAGTATATCTGGCTTGTGGTTCTCACAGTACGCATCAATCTGCTCGATAGACACACCCTGTGCATCGTACATATTGACGTTGTCATGAATGATACGCCATTCGTTAGCAACAAACTTAGGGTCTTCGTAAATCTCTTCTTTCGTCACACCGGTAAATGAAGACATAGCACGTAGCATTGTACGTGATGCTTTCTCTTCGTTGACAAAGGTATGTACGCTTGCACCTTGTTCAGCAAACCCTTCTGGTCCATAGCACAGGGACACATGGGCTGCGGTCTTACCTGTCTCTGGTCTTGCAAATAAGATCATCAGTTCACCACCGGCAACCCCTGGAATCTTATCCCTCAGTGCTCTGACATTGAACGTCCATCGGGTATCGTCCTCTGTCTCTTTGAGCAATTCAAACACATCTTTAGTACATGGTTTGATATCAATCTGAGGTGTGAAATCTTCACTTGTCTTCTCAATAAGTCTCTTAATTGATGAAAGATCATGGATCAATCCGTGGGATATCTGCGTTCCAATGTTAGCAATATCCCTACCAATTTCTTTCTTCCAGACACGAGACAGTACTTCTTCCGCAACAGAAATAGAAAGAGGGGTAGCCTCCGCCAACTCACGTAGTAATATTCGTATATTGTCTTTCTTCGCACGTGTCTCTGCGGGGTTATCGACTTCGTAAATTTCAGCCACATCTTGAGGAGTAATGTCGTCATCAGTTATCTCGTGTGCTCGTACTATGCTTTTGTAGATGGGTTTATAGTCCGAATCATCAAACATTGAATTTCGGACTCTGTGCTTATTGCTTTCATAAAATTCTTTATTTAGTAGAAGTTGAATTAGTTCCTTGTTCATCTATATCTCCCTTTGACTTTTTGCCAAATATCCTATCCCAATTGTCAGCGAACTTTTTGTCATCCACTGGGCGTTTCCAATCTCCCTTTCCGTACGCAGGGCTATTCTTCTTCTTGGGCATACCACACCTCATCAAAATCATAGGGTTCAAGTTCAGACGCAGGAAGGAATTCTGCAAGAATTAAATCGTATGCTTCAATGCGTCTACTGATCTGGAAGGCGTCTTCCTCTGGATCATTCAGCACAAAGATAGAACGTTTACCTCCTGCCTTTGTATCTTCATAATCGTCAATCATTCTCTCACGAGATTCTAGTAATCTAGGCACGAGATAGTGTTTATCTAACTCGTCCTTTAAGTTATGAATTATTTCATCGGGGACTTCAATCTGTTCAAGAATTTTGTTTAAGTTCATAATCTTCTCCTGTTCTGCATCATTCTTGTGGATCACTGCCAGGATACACGTACTCAACTACATTGTAGTTTTTTATTGCATCTTCTAAGGCAGCACAATGAACAGCCGCAGGTATTGGTTTATCCTGCTTAGGTGCAAGGTCATCCATCATTGACTTCCACTTATCATACCCAAAGGTATCGTCTGCCATGTCAGCTTCATTAGCTAGGAAGCAAGCCCACAAGTAAGCGCACTCGCCAGTCAATCCAATTTCATACCCGTATGGGCGTTCAACGTAAGGTACTTTACTCATTTCTTTTTCTTCCCATAAAACTTCATCCAACAATCAGCGCAGAGATACTGAGGCTCATCGCCTAACTTTGCATCTGCTTTCTTATTGCAGTGATCACATTTAACTTGCTTTTGCATTACTACCTCCCCAAGGTTTAGTAATCATCCAGTGGCCTAATGGTACAGGACCACTCCACTGAATTTCAAATGGGTCTTTAGTTGTCCTACCACCAACCCGTTCGGTTCTCTTCTCTAAGCCTAGCTTGTCTCTGTTCCTGCATAGAAATTGTGTAATAGCACTAGGTCTACGCTCCAGTATGACGGCTATCTTGTTAGAAGACACACCCTCTTTCCAGAGTTTAACTAAGGTGTCTACATCTTCTTTAGTCCAAGTACTTTGTGGCATTAAGTTCTCCTTTGGTTAGTAAGGAGGGATAGCTTGAAGGATACGGGTAGGGTTTGTCAACACATAAAAAAGCCCCTCACTAGGAGGGGCATCCACACAACCAACTACTTGGTAAGCAATGACCTCACAATATCGGGAGTAAAATACTTGAGGTCATCTGTTAAGAATAATAGTTCAGTTGGTACGTAGTCGTCAAGCCTTTTCTGTAATTTAATTGCCTTCTGGGATGCATCTGCATCTAAAGCCACAATAACTTTGTCAAAGACACGGAGTTGCGTAATGTGATGATCAGACAGTGATGTTCCTAACAGAGCAACGCCTGTGTAGCCAGACGCAAACACAGTACAAGCACTAGCACAATCTTCTACCAATACGGCAGTTCCTTTCTTATCCCCACACACAAACATGAGATCTTTCCTTCTGTCGTAACGCTTCCATTTAGGTAAAACACCTTTTGTCAGTGCCCTGCCGACTGCACCAAGTATCTCTTTGTTATCATCATAGATTACAAACACACAACGATTTTCTGCAATGTCGTACATGACATGAGCATATCCTTGATCTATTGCATACTGGATGTTTAATTGATCTATGTAATCTCTGCATACCTGTCTATCAAAGCATGGAAACACTGTGTCAGGTAGGCGTAAAGGTGTATTTTGATGGGAATTGTCTGGGGTTTCACCGTTAAGGAATGCCTCGATACTGGCAATACTTCTACGTACAACCTTAGCTCCTTTAGCACCACAGCTTGCTTTGTAGCAGTTGTACAAAATTTTACCATGTTTGCGGGACACAGTGAAAGTCTTGTAGCCTCCACATAGGGGACATGAAACCCGCTGCGTCTCATCATCACGAATATCTAGATCAGATATAAATTCTTGTAGATTCACTATTGACTTCTCCCAACACACTAAACTATAGTGCGTACACTACCTGCTGTTAAGCAAACCGTCAAACAAAAATCTTGTACACCTTAAAATAGAAGCTAAAAATCTTGTACACCCTATAAATATAAGCTATCAAGCATTTAAGCTTTACACCTATCTATAGAAATTATCTATCATACTCATAGACATGAGCTATCTACCACAGCCATCCAGGCTAAAGTCTAATAGACTAAAGTATAATACTAAACGATCTTAGTACCCCTTAGACTTCACCTGTCGCTAACACAAAGGGAGAACGACAATGATTGAACAGAAGTGGAAACAACAAGCAACTGACTTCTTAAAAGGTAAGACAGTTAGTGCCGTACGTTATATGTCAGCGCATGAGGCTGAAGAGAATATGTGGGATCAACGTCCATTAGCTATCTTCTTTGATGATGGATCGTTTATCATTCCTATGTCTGATGATGAAGGTAACAATGGTGGATCGTT